TGAGAAAAAGTATTATCAAAATATTTTGATATCAAACCAAACGAAAAACCAATACTTGAAGAAAAGAAAAAAAGAGATTTTTTAAATAGTAAATTAAAGTCCATTGAAATGAAAAATGAAATGGAAGGTATGTGTGAATCTCAGAGACAACTTATAAGTGCTAATAAATTATTGAAGGAAAATCCAAATGCTAAATTCATTGGAAAAACTAATAAAGAAAATTTAGTGTTTATGGTTAACGGTAAACAAGTTAAAGTTACAGAAAGAGGACGAATTTTATGATTTTAGTATATGTAAACGAATTAGGACCAAACTATAAAGGTGATAATATATATGAGTTTATATTTTCAGATTTAGATGATGTTTGGGGTGAAGAATGGGATGCGGAACCCGCAGCCGGAAAACCATTACCTCCTGATGTTAATTACATAAAAAAAGTTGGGGTATTAAAAAATTCTGAAATAGAACTTAATCTAATACAAAATTCTGATTTTTTTGGTGTTTATGACGCAATTGATGGTGTGATATCATTGGGTTGGGAGAAGTCTGATAGCGATGATATATTAATACACAAAAGAAAAAGGTTAGTGTTTCAATACGGAGATAGTGTTGAATCGGTAGAAAATAAATTATACGAAAGAGATATCGTATTAAAATGGGAAAAAAATTTAGTTAGTGATGAAACATATGAATCCTAAATTAGTGAAACTTCTTTATGAAGGGTTTTCTATGAGTACATTAGAAAATTTAAATACTCAACAAATTAATTCTTTATACCAAAGAATAGGCGAACAAACTTCGGGAACTTTAAACATCCCTAATACAGATAACACAGCTATTACAAAGGCAAAATCAGAAAAAAAGTCATTTGTAACTTACGAAGAGGAAATTGGTGAGGAGGAAGTAAGTGAAAAGTCAGTTTCTAAAAAACAGAGAGGGTTAATGGGTGCGGCATATGCAGTAGAGAAAGGGGATAAAAAACTAAAGGACATTCCTAAATCATACAGAAATAAAGTAAAAGACGTTGTTGACTCAATGTCCAAAAAACAAGTAAAAGACTTCGCAACAACTAAAGATTCTGAATTAGATGAGATTGAAAGATTAGAAGAAAATATTTTAAGAATATTAGAGAACCATTTACCACCTCACACAACAAAGGGTGAATTAGTAAATATGGTTAATAAAAGAAAAAAATAATGAATGTCTTTATCAAAAGAACAAATATTATTAGAATATGCAAGATGCGTAAATGATACGCCATACGCATTAAAAACGTATTTACAAACATACGATAATACCCAATCACAATACGTACCGTTAGAATTATTTAATGACCAAGTAACACTTGTCAATGACTATGATACTTGTGAAGAAAATATTGCATTAAAATATCGTCAAGCTGGGGTATCAACTGTAACGTCTGCTTGGGCGTCCAAAAGGTTAATTTTTGCAAATAAAAAGAAACCTGAAAAAATCCTAATTATTGCAAACAAAATGGATACTGCTGTTGAGATGGCAAACAAAGTTCGTGCGTTTGTTGACCAATGGCCAAAATGGATAGGTGTTGGGTTTTCTGTTGAGAAGAATTCACAGAGACATTTTAAACTAACAAATGGGTGTGAGGTAAAGGCGGTTGCAACATCAAAGGATGCGTTACGTGGATATACCCCAACCATATTAATTTTTGATGAGGCAGCATACATCAATGCCGACGAGGACTTCTGGTCTGCATGTATGGCATCACTATCTACGGGTGGTAAAGTTATTGTTATATCAACACCAAACGGATTTGACCCAATTTATTACTCAATTTATACTCAGGCAGTAAAAGGGATGAATGACTTTAAAATCACAGAAATGTATTGGTTTCGTGACCCAAGATATTCAAAAGATTTAAAATTAATTAAATGTGATGACATTGTTCATTATATGTTAAACCGTGCCGATTATAAAGATGAGGAAATAACTCTTGATTATACCAATATTAAAGTTAGTAACAGAGATTTTCAAGAAATAAAAGATAGGATTGAAAATGGTGGATATAAGGCATATAGTTCTTGGTTTGAAGCTATGGCTAAAAAACTAAAATTTGATAAAAGAAAAATATCACAAGAGTTAGAGTGTAACTTTTTAGGTTCAGGAGATAACGTAATCCCTTCTGAAACTATGAAAAAAATAAAAGAAAAACACATCAAGGAACCTGAAAACAAATTTATGGGTGGGGCTCTTTGGCAGTGGAAAGAACCTGTTGCTGGTCATAGATACATTATGGGTGTTGACGTTTCAAGAGGAGATAGTGAAGATTTTACCACAATGTGTATTATAGACTTTGACACGAGAGAACAGGTATTGGAGTACTTAGGTAAAATTCCACCTGATATTGCTGCAGAAATTGCGTTTAAATGGGCAACAATGTATAATTCGTTTATTGTAATTGATATTACTGGAGGTATGGGTGTTTCTACATCAAGAAAACTACAGGAACTTGGATATAAAAATTTATATGTTGATGGCGTTAATCCTGCAGATAAATGGAAATGGGACCCAAAATTACAAGATAAAATTCCTGGAATTAATTTTAACTCAAAAAGAGTTTTAATTATACAGGCGTTTGAAGAGGCGTTACGATTTGATTTCGCATTAAGGTCACAGAGATTATTTAACGAACTCAACACCTTTGTTTATGTGAACGGTAGACCTGATCACCAAAAAGGACAACACGATGACTTAATAATGGCGATGGCTATGGCTCTTTATGTTGGCGAAACGTCATTTTCTCTATTAGAAAAATCAACTGAGCAGGCAAAAGCAATGATAGAGTCTTGGACAACTGAAACCAACGTATTTAGAGATTCTCACGCAAACTTCAACCCCGGTTTACCCGTGGACCCATACGGTTTAAATAACTACAGTAAAAATACTTTAACCAAAAGTGATTATGAAAACTATTTATGGTTGTTCGGAGGTAGAAGGGTTTAATTTAAAAAGTTCCGAACTATTTTTAAAATAAAAAATTATGGCACAAGAAAAATTTACAGTATGGCAAAGGTTAAGTAGGGCGTTTGGACCTAATTCAACTTTAGACCAACAGTCACCTGTGTTTAAGTTTGATAAAAAAGAACTTTTAAAAACAACAAGTAAACAAGAATATGAAACTGAGAAGTTGCAAGCTCAACAAACAATGTATTTGGGTAAGCAATGGCAAAAGGTTGAAAGTAATTTATATACTCAAGCGGTTTATTATGAACCAACAAGAATGGCGTCGTACTATGATTACGAATCTATGGAGTATACTCCTGAAATCTCAACTGCTCTTGACATATATGCCGAAGAGTCAACAACACCAGATAAAGATGGTGAAATTCTAAAAATCTATTCAGAATCAAAAAGAATTAAAACAGTTTTATATGACCTTTTTGTTAGTAGATTGGACATAAACACAAACTTACCTATGTGGACAAGAAACACTTGTAAGTTTGGAGATAACTTTGTGTACTTAAAATTAGACCCTGAAAAGGGAATAATGGGTGTAACCCAATTACCTAACATTCAAATTGAAAGATTAGAAAAGGGGATGAAATTTCATCCAGATAAATACTCCCAAGAAACTGAAAACGACGCATTAAAATTTATGTGGAAGGAGAAAAACATGGAGTTCAATACATGGGAGGTGGCCCATTTTAGAATTTTAGGTGATGATAGAAAACTCCCTTATGGAACGTCAATGTTAGAAAAGGCCCGTCGTATTTGGAAACAACTTTTATTATCTGAAGATGCTATGTTAATATATCGTGTTTCAAGAGCACCTGAAAGAAGAGTATTTAAGGTTTTTGTTGGTAATATGGATGATAAGGACGTTGACCCATACGTACAAAGAGTTGCAAATAAATTTAAAAGGGACCAAATTGTTGACAACAAAACTGGTAATGTTGATATGAGATATAATCAATTGGCTGTTGACCAAGATTTCTTTATTCCCGTTAGAGACGCAGCAGCAACAAACCCAATTGAAACTTTACCTGGTGGAACAAACTTGGCGGAAATTGCAGATATTGAGTACATCCAAAAGAAATTAGTTACGGCACTTAGAATCCCTAAGGCATATTTAGGATTTGAGGAGGCGTTAGGTGATGGTAAAAATTTATCGTTACTTGATATTAGATTCGCAAGAACCATTAATAAAATTCAAAAATCAATGATTGCTGAATTAAATAAAATTGCAATTATTCATTTATTTTTATTAGGGTTTGAGGACGAATTAACAAACTTTAGTTTAGGGTTACATAACCCATCAAAACAATCAGATTTACTTGGTGTTGAAGTATGGAAAGAAAAAATGTTACTTTATAAAGATGCGGTAACTCCAATTACGGATACTGTAGCACCTGTTTCTGCGTCTTGGGCTAAAAAACATATCTTAGGTTTCTCGGATGATGAAATTAGATTGGATTTACAACAACAACGTATTGAAAGGGCGGTATCTGCCGAACTTGCTAAAACACCTGAAGTAATTACTAAAACGGGTATTTTTGATACAATAGATAAGTTATATGGTAAATCTGATAGTGAAGTGGGAGCAACACCTGAAGGTGGAGAATCACCTGAAGGTGGAGGTATGCCTGAACCACCATCTGGTGGAGGTATGACTGAACCACCTTCACCACCTGCGGGAGGGGAAATAACCCCTGAAACATTTAATAGGGAAAATATGAATTTATTGATTGAAGAAACCCTTTTTAATGGGTCAACTCACTTTGATTTATCAAAGGGTCAAAACTCTTTAATAGAAATTGATGATAAACTTCGCAATTTATTAAATAAGTAACTATTTATTTATAAAAATGACTATGCACACTTTTGGAGTTTTAAAAACAAAATTAGAAGAAGCGTCTGTAAAACTATACGGAAAAAAAGAATTCAATAATTTTATGATTGGATTTAAAAAATACGTTTTAGAAAATAAAGACGTTTCTGAAATATATCACATATATGACGACCTATCAACAAGTAAAGGTTTAGATAAGGATATTTCTAACGACTACTTAAATGAGTCTTTAGAATATGCTCAAATTTTAATTGAAAATAACCTAACAAGATTAAGCAATATTAATACTTGGGTTAGTAGAATAGTAAAAGAATCTAAAAACAATTATAAAGATATTGATAATGTAATTTACAATAATACAATTTCAAATTTAGAGTCTATTCTTGAATCAAAAAGAAACATTAAAAACACAATTGTAAGTGAGTCTGTAATAAAAAGGGAAAATACTAAAACTATGAATATCCCTTTAAACAGTATCTACAATATTGCAAATAAAACTATTTCTAAACATTTAGAAAATGTTAATGAAAATGAAAAAAATGAATTAAAATCAATTTTATCTTTAACATCTAATGAAATAGAAAAAGAAATGGATGGATTAAAAGAAAATGTAATTTCAAAACTAAAACTAACCCTTAATGAGTCTACGGATGTTGATTATACAACAAAAGTCCAAAGTACAATCAATAAGGTTATGGAGTCAAAAAATGACCACTATAACCTTTATAAACTTAGAAATTTAAATGAAGGATTATGAAAAAATTTATGACCGCTCTTGGTAATCTATTTAAAGATAGTGATGGTAACTCATCATCTAAAAGATTTATAGGGATATTATGTGGAGTATCTCTTTGTGTTACATTATACGTAAACAGTTATTCTCACGGAGACATTAAACCGTCAGACACATTAGTAAATGCAGTGGCAATGTTAGCGTTTGGGTGTTTAGGATTAACGTCAACCGAAAAAATATTTGGTAAAAAAAATAAGAATCAAGACCCAGAATAGTCCTTCATTTTTTGGATGTGTTTTGCCTTATTAATTTGATTTCTTTTTTTAACTGATTTTTTTACATAAGTCTGTTTTTCTCTTAGAATATCTGTTTGTTTAGTTTTATAAACTTTAAACTTTAAACTTTTAAGGGAACTCTCTAACGTGTTTGAATTTTTAACTGGAATTATAATCATATTTCTTGTTTTTGGTATAAATATAAGGGTTTTTTTGTTTTTTGACAAATCATATTTAATTTCATACAATTAACTAAAACAATAAACGGTTAAGTTATGAAAAATGAAAAAAGGAAAAACGTCAAAATTAAATGTTTTTGATGATGCAAAATGTCACTATGGAACGGTAGATTCTAAAGACCTAAAATCAATATACATTGTATTACAAACTTGGGTAGAACCATTAAAAGATTACGATAATTGGGTTAGGATTACGGGAGAAATCAAGAGACAAATATTACATACACTATTAGAAGTTGTTGACCACACAACATTTGAAAAAAAACAAATTGTAGATTTAGATTTAAGAACAAGCGGTATACAAAAAAATAAAAAAAGTTTTTTAAATTTAGAAATAACTTTGTTTGTTAGTAGTAAAACTATAGATTTTAAATCTTTAATTCTGAGGGATAAAATCAAACAAATTATCCAATCAATTTATAAGGACGATTTAAAAAATTCCAAATATTTTACATTAAGTAAGACCAAAACCAAAGATTTTGTTATGTCATAATATTTATACTAAAAAGTATTATGAAAATATTAGGACCTAAAGATACAGGTAAAGGAATATTAATTGAACACGATGCAGGATATATTGATATAAAAGACAGTAGAAACCACTCGGTAGTTAATGAATCTTACGGTCAATTAGACCACTCAAAACCATTTGTGTTTTATGCGACTCTTCAAAAATATGGAGTTCCAAATCGTAATGGTAGAGTTTACCCTGAAAAAATTTTAAAACGAGAAGCTGAAAAATATAAAGAAATGATTAAAAAGGGTATGTCAATTTCTGAATTGAATCACCCTGAATCATCTCTTATTGATTTAGATAGAGTATCTCACCTTATAACGGAAGTATGGTGGGAAGGTAATGTGTTAATGGGTAAAATACAATTATTAACAACTCCAGGATTTCACGAAAGGGGTATTGTATCATCTAAAGGGGATATCGCGGCTAATATGATGAGACAAGGTGTTACAATGGGAGTTTCATCTCGTGGAGTGGGATCTTTAGTTAAAAAAGGAGACCAAAATGAAGTTCAAGACGATTTTGAAATAATATGTTTTGACTTGGTGTCTTCTCCGTCAACTCCTGGAGCATATCTATATTTAAACAAAGAAGATAGAGTAAAATATGAAGAAAACTTAACAGAAAACGAAAATGTTAATTCAGAATCAAATCCTTTAAGTGCGTCTGTTGACTTAATGAAAAGATTATCCGATTATTTAGGTAATTAAACAATTTTAAAAATGGACGAAAAATATTTTGTAGCAAAAATTACGACAGATGTGGTTGATACCGAATCTGGAAAAGTAAAAAAACAAAGAGAAGAAAAATTAGTTAAAGCCTATTCACCAACAGACGTTGAGGCTAAAGTCACTAAAATTTATGAAAACTATAATCAGGATTGGAGAATCACGGCTATTGTTGAAAGTAAAATTGATGAGGTAATAGAGTAATAACTTTGTTTTAATTTTTTTTTAAAGGGCATCCTATGGGTGTCCTTTTTTTGTTTTTACTAATTTTTTTTGGATAAAAACATATTAAAACTAACTTTTTTGTAATGACCGTATATTTATTGATAAAATAAACGCATAAATTATTGCAAAAAAAAAATGAGCTTAGAAAAAAATAGTTCTATAGTTGAAGAGGCCTTATTACAAATTAAGAACCTTGAAGATGCTATAAATGAAAATGCAAAAGGAATACTTGCTTCAACGATGAAGGAAGAAATCAGTGAACTTGTAAGAGAATCTATTAGTGGGTCAAAAAGAAAACTTCGCGAACAAGAAGAACCTGTACCAGGTGATGAAGAAGAAGAGCCTGTACCAGGTGATGAGGATTTAAATCCTGACGAAGAAGAGATCGAAACAGATATTGAAGGACAAGTAGAATACGAAGACGGAGGAGAAGAGGCGGTAAGTCTTGATTTCCAAGGTTTTGAAACAGAACCCGGAATGGGTGATAACGAAATGCCGCCATTAAATATGATACATGCATCCAATAAGGAACTTTTTAAAGTTTTTAAACACATGGGTGAAGAAGACGGAATTATTGTAGTAAAAGATGAAGATAATAATGTTCATCTTTCAGATAATAATACTAATTCCGAATACATTATTCAAATGGATGGTAATTCAGACCAAAATGTAAACACACAAATGATTGAAAACGTAATTTACGAAATTGAGGTTGACGACAAAGATGAGATGGAAGAATCTTATGACGAAATGGAAGAATCTTATGACGAAATGGAAGAATCTTATGACGAAATGGAAGAATCTTATGACGAAATGGGTGGTAGCGGAATGAGACCGTCACGATTAGATTTATCAGGGATTGATTCAGAAGAAACCGTTTATGAAATTGACACCGAAGATTTAGAAGGGGTTATGGAATCATTCAAAGCAAAAGGAATGGGTATGGGTAAAGTTAATAGAACTATGCCGAAATCATCAGTTAATCATAAAGGATTTAAAGACGACAAACCTGAAGCACCTAAAGGTGGTGGAAGAGGTCCTAAATTTAAATACCCAAATATTAAACAAGGTGTTACTGAACAAGAAGAAGAAGTGGATGAAGAAATCATTGCTTATGAAGGATGGGAAGATGACGATACTATGGACGCAGAAACTACTGAAGCATCAAGAACTATGACATATAGAAGAAGAGCCGAAAGAAATAGAGTTGCAGCACCAAGACAAGTACGTTCAGAATCTGTTAACCAAGAAATGAATTTATTGAGAGAAAAAAATGAAGAATACAAAAAGGCTTTAGATTTCTTTAGAAATAAATTAAACGAGGTTGCAGTATTTAACTCAAACTTAGCATACTCTACAAGATTATTCACTGAACATTCAACAACAAAACAAGAAAAGATTAACATTCTTAGAAGATTTGACAATGTTGAAACACTTAAAGAATCTAAATCTTTGTACAAATCAATTAAAAATGAATTAGATGGAAACCAAACTAAAGTCGTTACTGAATCTATTGAAAGACAAGTAATAAAAACTCCAAGTAATGGGTCATCTTCAAATTTAATTGAAAATAAAACGTATGAAAATCCTCAATTCATGAGAATGAAGGATTTGATGACAAAAATAAAATAAAAAATAAAATAAACAAATAAAAACCTAAAAATAAAATGGGAGCATTATTAGAATCAGGTCTTGTTGGTAACATCGGGTTGAAGCACTTGAAAGTTATCAAAGAAGATACAATTAACAAATGGGATAGATTAGGATTCCTAGACGGTCTTAAAGGACACATTAAAGAGAACATGGCACAGTTGTATGAAAACCAAGCGTCTCACCTAATTAACGAAGCTGCATCTACTGATAGCTCAGGTTCTTTTGAAACTGTAGTTTTCCCTATCGTTAGACGTGTATTCTCTAAATTGTTGGCTAACGATTTAGTATCTGTACAAGCAATGAACTTACCTATCGGTAAATTGTTCTACTTTGTGCCTAAAATTCAGTCTTACCAAACTGAAAACACAACTGGTGGTATTCACTACGGACCTATCGGGGCTCAGAATGGACCAACAGCAGCAGAATCTCAACAAGGATATCCTTCAACAGCTAAGAATCTTTACGATAGATTCTATGAAGGTAACGAAGCGGGATTAGATCCGGCAGGCCTTTTTGATTACTCTAAAGGTAACTATTCGGCAATTACTTCAACCGCAGTTGGTACTGTTGCTTGGGATGGTAGTCAATTAGTTTCTTCAGGATACTCTGCAGGTGAGTATAGAAAAGTCTTGATTGGTTTATCCGGTTTCTCTTCTGCAGGTGCAGGTAAATTAATCGGTCCTGACGGACAAGAAATGGATAATGAGGCATTCCTTTCAGATTTAAGAATTTTTGCTAGAACAACAGTAGCAGGAGCAGCTTCAGCATTCTCAGGAGCGGGTTCAGGTTCATTATTGTTTAGAGTTGTTACTCAAAAATATGGTAAAGGTATTGTACAATACGGTACACAACAAGCAACAACATTCTATAGTGGTTCTTATCCAGGGAATGGTGGTTCTTATGATGATATTTGTTCACAAAGTGGTATTATCTATTTAGAAGTTGATTTACAAGTTCCATGTGCTATTGGTGTAAATTCATTAGACGGCTATTCAGGTTTAACAACAACTATAGCTGGTAGCGGTGGTGCAGGTTCAGGATTTACGGCAACTTATAAAGTTTACCAAGAATTGGAATTTGAAGACAAAATTGGTGAAGTTTCTTTTGACCTTGAGTCAGTAACTGTTTCTGTAACTGAAAGAAAACTAAGAGCACAATGGTCTCCTGAATTGGCACAAGACGTTTCTGCATTCCATAATATTGATGCTGAAGCTGAATTGACGGCTTTATTGTCAGAACAAGTGGCGGCAGAGATTGACCGTGAAATTTTACGTGACTTACGTAAAGGTGCAGCTTGGACATTACGTTGGGATTACAACGGATGGAAGAGAGGTACATCTGCTAACCCATTAACTCAGTACACTCAAAAAGATTGGAATCAAACTTTGGTTACTGCGATTAACCAAATTTCAGCACAAATCCACAAGTCTACACTTAGAGGTGGTGCTAATTGGATCGTAGTTTCTTCTGAGATTTCTGCAATCTTTGATGACTTAGAATACTTCCACGTATCTA